GACTATTGAATATTTCACAGCAGGTGAGGTGCGCTGCGAAGACCTGCGCCCGGATGTGAACTGGGGCGTCCTTCGCAACCAGCACGCGGAAGCCGCATAGATGGAAAAGTGCATCCGCCAACTCCCACAGATTCGCGTTCCTGAATCGCTGGAAACCGGCCTCATGCGCCTGGCAGCAGGCCATGAGCGCACGCTGAGTGAGTACATCAAGCTGGTATTGGCTCATCACGTATTTGGTCATGCCGTAACTATCGACGCGCACACATCAGAAAGCAACCAAGATCGGGCAATGCAATGAATTGCAAATGCTACGTTGTGACGGATGCTGTCGGGGTTGATCGGGAATAGGGCAGCATGAAACCTGCAAATGATAAATGGTGGGCGTCTAATGGCGTTTTAGGCCGCATTTTCAAGACCAAGGGCGCGCTGGTTGATGCCATTCGCAGCATCAACAATACATCCGCACTCAATCAACCAATGCGCCAAGAAGATCAAGAGTTCCTACTTGACGTATTGCGCTACCACCATGATTGGCACGCAAAGAGCGGCGCTGGTGTGCAACACCTTGAGGTGCGAATGAATGAGGGAACATTCGGCAGCACAAGAGGACTTTATATCCGGCGTGTAGATGGCTCAGAAGTCGATATAAGCTGGGTAGTTGCACTCAAACCTGGCGGCAAATCAAGCCACAAAGAAAGTGCATGCGCAGCAGCTCGGCGCGAAATACTGGATCAAACGCTGGCAGCACGCAAAGAACAAGAAGGCGGCAACTGTTCATTGTGCGGGTTGCCTTTGATTGATAAAACGCATGTTGACCACATGCACCCAAATACATTCGATTCTATTTTTTCTGATTTTTTGCTCTCAGAAGGTATTGCTTATCAGGATGTTGATGTGGCAGATATGGGCATTTATGCAGTATTTGCAGACAAAGCACTATCAAAAAGATGGCAAGAGTTCCATCGTGACCGCGCTGTATTGCGGTTAATCCATGCGCATGAAAACCTATCCATAACAAAAGTGAGACAACATGGCAGCAACCAGCCTGAATGCGCTATTTCCGGGCGGATTTGACGCCTCCAGAATCCCACCAATCGCACCAGGCACCGATCTGGTGGACCCAATCGGCGCATTCGCTGTTCATTGCGCTAATAACGGACTTATCCTAAACAATGATGACATCATCGCAGATGGCCAAATCCATCGCGTCATGCACAACTCCAGTAAGAAGGGAGAACGTGATGCGTGGTACGTTCTGCACTTGGATGGTAAGGTGCCTGTTGGCGTTTGCGGATGTTGGAAAGGCATCGAGTTTGAATCAAAATGGGTTGCAAACGTTGGGCGCGAGCTTGGATTTGCTGAACGCTTGGAGCATGACCTGTGGGTAAAACAACTCACTGAAGCTAAACGGCTGGCCCGTGAAGCGGCACAAACAAAAGCAGCAGACAGGGCAGAAGAAGAGATCGGCATCTATGCCGACGCCAGCGAAGAGCATCCCTATTTGCAGCGTAAGCGTGTCAAGCCTCACGGAATCAAAGTTGATAGGGCTGGTCGTCTGGTGGTGCCTATCCTGAATGCCGATGGCGAAATCATCAGCCACCAGACAATAGACGGCGATGGCGTCAAACGCTATCTCAAAGGTGGGCGCGTAGATGGTGGTTTTTACGAACTACGTGGCCAGCGGCAGGTTGTATTCATTGGCGAGGGCTTTGCTACCTGCGCCAGTGTCTACGAAGCCACCGGATACACGGTTTTCGTGGCATTCGACAAAGGAAATCTTATCAAGGTGGCGAAGGTGGCGCGGGACATGTTCCCGGCATCCAAAGTCATCATCGCCGCAGACAATGACCAGTTCACCGATGGCAATCCTGGCGTAACGGCAGCGCATGAGGCATCAAACGCTGTGCGCGGTTCGTTCGTCTACCCGCAATTCTCAGAATCAGAAGTATCGGCAGGAAAGCCTACGGACTTCAATGATTTGCATTGTCTGCGTGGCCTGGATGCTGTGCGTGAGCAGATTGATATGGTTGCGGCACCGATCAAAGACAAATTGGCGTTTGAATTTAGCCGGGTAGACAGCCTAGAGTTGACTGAGATTCAATGGATTGTTGACGATTACATCGAATCAGACAGTCTGGCCCAGGTGTTCGGTGATCCTGGAGGCGGCAAAAGTTTCGTAAGCATCGACATTGCATGTTGCATAGCCACAGGTACGCCATGGCACGGGCACGAAGTAAAGCAAGGCGCTGTGTTCTACGTCGCAGGAGAAGGCCATAACGGGCTGGCGCGACGGTTTAAGGCGTGGACTATCGGCAATAAGGTGTCTCTGGATGGTGTACCTCTATATAAGAGCCATCGGGCAGCGCAGCTATACGATGCAACAGAGGCGGCGATTGTCGCCAACAGCATCAAGCAACTCTCAGAAGAGGCCGGGTGCAATCCATCCCTCATCGTCATAGACACCCTGGCGCGCAATATGGGCGGCGATGAAAACAGCACAGAGGACATGAATGCCTTTATTCAGCACCTCGACACATATCTACGTCAACCGTACAAATGCTGCGTTCTGGTAGTTCACCACAGCGGCGCAATGGATAAGGATAGATCGCGTGGCTCTACCGCATTACGCGGTGCCATGGATGCTGAATACAGGTGTCAACTGGACCAAAACTCAAAGATGATTGAATTTACGGCCAAGAAAATGAAGGACGCCGAGATGCCAGCGTCCAAGGCATTCTCTATTACACAAGTTGATTTGCCACTGGTTGATAAGCGCGGTGAGCCTGTCAAGGGCGCGTATTTGACGACAGTGGACATATCCGGGCTGATGGAGAAGGTACAAAAGAAGGCTGAATTTCTTGGCAAAAACCAGCGGATTGCGCTCAATGCTTTGGTGTCGCTGGAGTACAGAAACGCTCAATTAGTGGCCGATGGCGACTTGCCATTGCCCATTGATAACGACGCTTGGCGCTCGGCATGTGCTGAAAAAGACATCCCGCGCTATCGTTTTGTAGAGGCGCGCGATTCACTTTTAGCAAAAAAAATGGTTTCCGAATCCAACGAAGGCCACTTTCGTACATGTACGAATGGGTGCGAAAGTGCATAAATCATGCTGATTCGTACTGTTTCGCACCCAAAAAACGGCTCATATGCATGTGCGAAACAGTACGAAACAGTGCGAATTCGCACACTTTCGTACATCAAAAAAGTGTACGAATCAGCGTACGAAACGTACGAAACCGTACGAAATGGTACGAGCCAAACCGTCGTTTTACCGTACGAAACCGTACGAAGGGTCTTTAGACCTTCGTACGTTTCGTACGCACAAACGGTTTCGTACGCTTTCGATTCAAAAACAGTAGCAACAACAATTTTCTGAAAGGCAGACAAAAAATGCACCGACAACTACCTGAACCCGTAGTCCTTCCATCCCCGCACAGCCGGGTACACCAACAGCACGCCAGCGCCGAAGAGAAGGCCGGATTGCTGAATCACTACTGCGGGCCTGGGCAGACTGACTGCCCAACACTGTCCGACGAATACGACATGGAAGTCGGGCTGGCAGGAGCGCTGCAATGATGAAGGACGAGTATTTGCGCGACTGGTATGCAGCGTTGGCACTGGGAGGCATCCTCGCAAAACTGGCGTCTGCCAACATGTCGCCAGAGACGCATAAAAAACTGGCTGAACAGTCGTATCAGATGGCCGATGCGATGCTGGCAGCGCGGGAGAAGACGGAGGTGGTGCAGTGAGCATTAAAAATCCTTTGATTCGGATAGATGCAAGGCGCGATGCGTGGTGCCATCTGGCAGGCATAAAAAAATCACACGCACGATATAACCGGGTTTTGCCTTGGTTAAACCAGTACGTCATGCCGCATGGTTTTGACCACACAGAAATTTTTTACCACCCGCAGAGTAAAACTCACATCCTGCTAACCGAACCATATCACACCGCACAAAAAGCGCTCCAATCGTTAAAGGTGTATGCCGATGGCAGGGGGTTTGATTATGTGTTGGCAAAAGAAGGTACGGGAGTGTGGTATCCAGGCGCATGTATGGCGCTACTCGTTGGCAAAAATGGATCGTTAAATTTGTTGGAACATTGCTCCAGCATGTTGCCTGAGTGAGCAGAATGACCACAATAACGCTCCCCTGGCCACCAAAACAGCTCAGTCCAAACGCCCGAATCCACTGGTCTACCCGCGCAAGGCACGCTAAAGCCTATAAAGCGGCCTGCTATGCCATCGCGCGACAGGCTGGGCTAACTACCCCTTACCCTGCGGGGAAAATCGCTCTACGGCTTGATTTTTACGCTCCGGCACGTCGTAGACGAGACTTGGATAACTTGTTAGCGTCAATGAAGGCCGGTATTGATGGCGTGGCCTGGGCGCTTGGTGTTGACGATTCCCGTTTCACTTTCGCCATCGCGCTGGCTGATGAGATCGGCGGGTACGTTCGTATGACTATCGAGGATGAGAATGAAAATCAAACTGCTATCTGAAAACGCGAAAGCGCCGACATACGCGACGGACGGCGCGGCGTGCTTTGACTTTTATGCTGCTACATCCGCCACTGTTTTACCCGGCAATGCAGCAATCGTTGATACCGGCATCGCAGTCGAGGTGCCGGAGAATTTCGCACTGTTGCTGTTCTCGCGCTCAGGCCATGGATTCAAGCATGGCATCCGACTGGCCAATGCGGTAGGTGTGATTGACAGCGATTTTCGCGGCGGTGTGAAAGTGGCGATGCACAACGATAGCAATCGTGACTACACCGTGGCCATCGGTGAGCGCATCGCCCAGGGCATGCTGGTCGCAACATTCCGGCACCGGATAGATGTGGTGGATGAGCTTTCAGAGACTGCGCGGGGTACTGGCGGGTTGGGGAGTACGGGTAAATGAGTACGCCAGAAAAATATGGGTGCCACAACCGTCCACCCATTCAGACATTCGGCAATCCGCAATGCCAGTACACATTCACTTGGCTTGGACAGACTGATAAACGGTGCGCAGGTTGCAAGCACCAAGAAGTCAAAGAGGCACAAAAGCAATGAGACTCACAGAACGCTACTCATCCGCCGTACACGCGACAAGCCTAACCTCCGATCCATCCACCTACATGAGCAATACGGACGTGCTTGGCGCAATGGGGCTGGCCGGTAAACACTATCCGCTGGGCGTTGCTTTGGCCCGTCTACTATCCGGTGGCGGTGACTCAGACGCAATCGACACACTGACCTCTATGATTTTTCGGCGTGCCCGTACCTACAGGGTCAAACTCACCTACATCGGGGCGCAAGAGATGGCAAAAGCTGTGCTGACGTGGCATCGCCATGGTACGTGCCAGCCGTGCGGAGGGCGTGGTTATCTGCTTATGCCTGGTACACCTGTCAACGGTGAGCAGTGCCCGCATTGCAAAGGCACTGGGAAACTGGACTTCGATAGCCATTTCCCGCAGGCGGTGCGACGGTTGGCGCAGTGGGCATCAGATCAAATCGAATATGGCATCTCAAATGCTGCAATCGAGGCCATGCGCAGGATTACGCCGCTGATGGATTTGTGAAAACTTCTTGCATTTAACTAAAAATTATGTTATTGTCGGCGCACGTGACAAGTTCCTGAGTCGGGAACAAAAATAATAGCGACACCGTTAGTAACGGTTCGCTCGCCCAAAAATTCCCGAAGCCACCCTATGAGGTGGCTTTTTTACGTCCATACGAAAGCAATCATGGCTACACAACAACCCGTCCCTACTCCCTCGGACGCTGAAATGGAATCTTCGGCACCTTTGGAAACACCAGCGGAGGACGACGGCAGCTACACGATTGAAATCAAAGTAGATGCCTCTGGCGGTATCCAGGTTGGCGTTGAAACCGGCGCACAAGAAGCGCAAGAGGCTGACGAAGGCGAAGAGCAGTATCAGGCCGTGGCAAACATTGGCGAAGCATTACGCCTGGTGAAAGATATCTACAGCAACGCTGGGCAGAATACCAGCGGGGCTGCTGCAAAGGAAATGGGGGCAGCTTATGACGCTCGCACTTGATTCTGTGGTGACGGATAACTTGTCCGAGTCTGCTGCTGTGCAGGACGAGAGCCTGGCAGGTCTGGCCGATGGCCTTTTTACGCGCATTGCCAAGTTTTTTGCAGAGGTGATGGACGATCCGGGCTTTTGCGGCATTGCCGTGGATCAGAAAGTCACAGAAGATGGCAAGCGCATTGCATCGTTGACGCTGATTCCAGTTGATGATGTTGGCGGGACGCCTACCCGTCGGGTTGCGAGGTAGGTAGTGAGCCATGACGCGCTTACTCCGAAGCAACGATTATTCGCTCAGGAGTATTTGGTTGACCTGAATGCGTGCGCTGCTTACAAGCGTGCTGGATATGTTGCAACTGGAAAATCATTAGAGGCCAACGCTTCTAGGCTGCTGGGAAAAGATAAGGTAGCAGCTTATGTGCGAGAGTTGATGGCAGCACGCGAATCAAAGGTAAAACGCAACGCTGAATCGGTACTTTTGGATATTTTGGCAGTCAAACAGGATGCGGTGCAGATTGTGACTGACAAGGACGGCAATCGCGTGATGGCGGATCGTGCCGCAGCACTAAAAGCATTGGAGCTAGAGGGACGGCATTACAAGATGTTCACCGATAAGGTGGATACCAATCATTCCGGCGGCATCACAACAACGCTCAATATTGCATTCAAGCGGCCAAATGATCGCAGAGATTGAGTTCCCAGAAAAACTACAGTTCCTCTTCCAGCCGTATCGGTACAAAGTTGCCTACGGTGGCCGTGGATCGGCAAAGAGCTGGTCTTATGCGCGTGCATTGCTGGCTCTTGGCTTCGGTAAGAAGCTGCGTATTGGCTGCTTCCGAGAAGTCCAGAAGTCAATCAAGGACTCTGTACACCGGCTACTGAGCGATCAAATCGAATCCATGGGCCTGGGCAACTTTTACGAGGTGCTGGATACCGAGATTCGAGGGGCGAACGGTACGAATTTCCTGTTTTCTGGCCTGTCCACGCAGACAGCTGAATCCATCAAATCGTATGAAGGACTTGATATAGCCTGGTGCGAAGAGGCCCAAGCCATATCGCGTAAGTCCTGGGACACGCTTATTCCTACGATTCGCAAGCCGGAATCAGAGATTTGGATTTCTTTCAACCCTGAGCTGGACACAGATGAGACGTATGTGCGTTTTGTCGTGTCGCCTCCGCCAAATTCGCACGTTGCCGAGGTCAATTATTGCGACAACCCCTGGTTCCCGGAGGTGCTGGAGCAGGAGCGGCTGCATTGCAAGCTCACAAATGCCGAGGACTATGCCCAGATTTGGGAGGGTAAGTGCAGGCTGGCTGTGTCTGGTGCCATCTATGCGCATGAGGTAGGCGATGCGATCAGGCACAACCGGATTTGCAATGTGCCGTATGACCCGAAGCTAAAGGTGCATACCGTCTGGGATTTGGGATTCAATGACTCCATGGCAATCATTTTTGCCCAGCGGCTGCGGTCCGAGGTGCGCATCATTGATTACATCGAAGATAGTCATAAGACGCTCGATTGGTACGCAGCAGAGATAAATCAGCGGCGCTTTAACTGGGGTTTTGACTGGCTACCGCACGATGGCAATTCAAAGGATTTCAAAACCGGCAAATCTGCCGTTGAGATTCTGAAAGCCTTTGGCCGCAACGTCAAAACAGTACCGCAAATTGGCATAGAGCCTGGCATCAAGGCCGCACGTATGGCATTTGGGCAGGTGTATTTTGACAAGCAGAAAACGGCAAGGCTGGTCGAGTGCTTGAAGCGCTATCGCCGCTCGATCAATGCAGCAACAAACGAGGCAGGATCGCCAGTGCATGACGAGTTCAGCCACGGGGCCGATGTGTTTAGGTATCTGGCAGTGGTTGCCGATCAGATGGTCAACGAGTCGGCAATAGCAAAGATTCTGCCGCAGTTCCGCGCAAGCGATCACGCATTCGGCACATTAGGGTAAACGAGGATAAACAATGGCTTACGACTACAGGGCAATCGACCCAAAGCGCGACCAATTAATCACCGACTCAGATACAGGCGCAGTGCTTGGTATTCGCACAGAGCAAGAGCAATCCATGCTCAACGGGCAGACCGACAGCGCATCTATGGTAGGTGGCGGACTCACGACGATTGCAGACAGGAGCATCACCATTCCAGCCAACTCTCAAGCCGTCATTTCAGGCGGCGTCACCATTTCCAGTGGCTCTATCACGTGCGGCGGTGAGTTCGTCGCGCTTCAATTTTAGGATTTACCATGTCTATCAAATACGACGCTACTGGCGTCACCGGCTCCGCAGGTTCTTCTAGCGCAGGAACCGATGTAGCAATCACCGCAGGCGCAGGCAATGGCAGCACCAACCGGGGCGGAAACGTCAACCTCGTGGCTGGTGCAGCAGTATCCACCGGAATCCCCGGCGAGTATCAGGCCAATAGCGACGCGAACCTGGTGTTTGCCACCTACTATTTCACTGGCACACCCGCCGCTACCGATCAGGTGTTTTTCGTCGCTCCCCGTGCGCTCATCGTTAAGAGCATTAAACAGGTGCATTCTGTGGCTGCTGGTGGTACGTCAACGCTGACGGTTATCAAGGATACCGGCACATCCGCTCCCGGTGCGGGCACGTCGCTGCATCAATCGGGTTCATTTAATTTGAATGCTACGGCCAACACAGTGCAAAGCGCAACGGTGAGCACGACGCAGGCAACAGTTTCACTGGCTGCTGGGGATCGACTGTCGGTCAAATTTGCCAACGCCATCCAGTCTACCGCTGGCCTGGTTGTGACTGTCGGCATGTCCTACCTGTAATCGCCATGGCATCCGTAGGATACACATACACAGCCGACACGGGGTCTAATGATGACTCCATCGCCATCTATTCGTGGGCGGCACTGACGACAACGAACACGGATGGCTCACCAATTAGCATCGTTCCATTCGCGGATCGTTGCGTACAGGTGACTGGCACGTTCGGTGCTGGTGGCTCAATCAGCGTGCAA